TCAACTGGCGGCGGAAATGGTAGCGTACCGCTTGGTGCTGCTGTTGGTTCTGGTGGATCAGGGGGCGGCGGTGGCGCAGGTCAAAGTGGTGGGTCAGGTACTTCTGGGCAAGGTTTTGCGGGCGGCGCTGGCACTACGCAAGCGGCTGGAGGTGGCGGTGGTGCAAGTGCCGTAGGCGTAGCGGCAACAATTAACGCCGGAGGAAATGGCGGCGCAGGAACATCATCTTCAATAAATGGAACTGCAACGACAAGAGCGGGTGGAGGCGGGGGTACTCTGCGAGATTCCCTCTCAAGGGAAAGAAATGCAGGCGCAGGGGGTTCAGGAGGGGGAGGCGCAGGTGTTAATTGGCAAGGCGGGGGGCAACCAACGGGTACTGGTACTGCGGGTACTGTAAACACGGGTGGAGGGGGCGGGGGAGGAACTTACGCCGCAAATACAGGGGGAGCAGGGGGTTCAGGCATAGTTATTATTGCCTACGCTGATACTTTCCCTGCGGCAACAGTTTCAGGTGGATTAACTTTTACGCAACCTACAAGAAGTGGATTTAGAGTTTATCAAATTACGGCGGGAACAGGCACGGTGACTTTTAACTAATGGCACATTACGCATTTTTAGATGAAAACAACATAGTGACTGAAGTTATTGCTGGCATAGATGAAACTGAACTAATAGATGGTTTAGACACCGAAACTTGGTATGGTAATTTCAGAGGGCAAGTTTGCAAGCGCACCTCATACTGGACTAGCGGCGGCGTTCATTATGGCGATGATGGTAGCCCTGCATTTCGCAAGAATTATGCTGGCATTGGATATAATTTTGATGGCATTGGTTTCTTTGCGCCACAACCTTATCCTTCTTGGATTCTTGACTCAGAAACTTATTGGTGGATACCTCCAGTTCCATATCCAAATGACGGAAAAGATTATGTTTGGGATGAAACAACACTTAGTTGGGTAGAAGTTTAACCATAATCTAAAACTTAGTAAAGATTAACGAACCCACATCATTCCTACATCTGCAGTGGGGCGTAATCCTGCCTTTTGCCAACCGCTTTCTATCCACTCATCAGATGTTTCTTGATGCCATATAAGCATCTGATTTGTATTATTTTCTTGCAATAAAAACCAATCTTCCGGTTGTTCTAGGTGATTTACAATGTATTGCAGAGCAATTTGCCTGTATCCAAGAGCATATAAATAATCCATTTGTGCCTCATGCTCTGCCATAGTTTCAAATGTCCATTCCATAGCAAGGGTGTTGTACTTGCGTGTCATGCCGCGTAATACATGCCACTCTGCTCCCTCCACATCAATCTTTATTAAATCGGGTGGCCCAAATTTTTCAGCAAGGGTATCTAGGGTAATAGTTGTTGCTTTTATGGTGCGATATTCTTTGCCACAATAAGGCATCGTTTCATTGGTAAGCCAATCTTTATTCAAAGTGCTTAGTCCATCCTCTACACATTCATAAAACTCAACAAGTTGATAATCTGTATCACTTATTGCATAACGCAAAGGAGTTACACGAGGATTGTAAATAAAGTTTTTTATTAACTGCCCAAATACACGAGGTGCAGGCTCAACAGCAATAACATCATAGCCTTGTTGTAATGCAACTAATGTTGCATCCCCACGATTAGCGCCAATATCAAAGAACAGCACTTAGCCTCCCTAAATTTTCTTCTATAGCCTTTTGGTAATCAATTGGTAACTCCATTTGGCTTAATCTTATAAGCATTTCTTTACTCTCTTGTGGGCGACCCACCCAATAAGCGCTAATGGCTTTTTGGAACTCTAAACAATAACGCCCCGCATACATAACATCTACAGGTAACTCAGGCAGAGTTTCTGTACGCAATCCCATCTCAGCCCATGTATAAGCCTCTTGCCATTGTTGTGCTTTCTCATAAAAACGCGACAAAAGAAAATAACCCTCAGGGCGATAAGGCAAATATGACACAGCCTGTAACAAACAATTGCTTACGGTCCAGGCTCTATCTTTTTGGTCCTCAAAACAATGGGCTAACTTGCATAGGCTTGCATAAACCAAGGATGGGTTTTTGTCATAACCGTATTCTGCAGTTCGTAGGTAGAAAGACACGGCAGAAGCGCTTTGATGTAATTCTTCATATTTAACAGCAACTTTAAAATTAAGTTCAGGGCTAAAAGGCTTGTGTGATAATTCAATAATCAAATCTTCAATGTTCATAAACCAAAGCCTCCAATATTAAATCTTCCAGGACAAATTGTGGAACCTGTAAAATGAACGCCGCGTTATCTTGGAAACCAAAACTAACTAATAAATCATCACCCAAACGCGCCGCTCCTACACAGAACTCTACACGGGCATCAAGGAAACTAAAAGATTTACTTAGTCCAATAAAATTCATTTCTTTATCAAAGACTACAACGCGATGTTTATAGATAGCATCTTTTTGTTTTAAGTAATTTTTAAACAAATTAACCTCATGCGTTATAGATATGTAGACATTACCCCAAGGGATTACCTGACTAGAACCACGCTGGTCGGCAGGAGCGGCAGGTGTATGGCGCAAAAACACTTGTTCACATGTGCCCTCTTTTGGGTCTGCATAAACTACTTCAGTAGGCATGGTCCATTTAACAAAGTGAAATGGCTTATCAATAATAGGAACCCAATTCTTTTCACAGTAAGAACTATCAGGCGCAGGAGCAGGAATACGCACACGGCTTACCTCTTTAGCACTCCATGCGTCTTTATCTAGTTCAATCTTGGAATACTCCATGCGCCCTTGTCCATTGGAAGTAGTATCGCGCCGCACTCCTACTAAGTAATAATCCCGTTCCCATTGCACAACGCGGCAATCTTCCTCTCCAACAAACTCCCATATAGGCTCTACATCAAATTCTGATGTGTCTACCTTGGTGTAATCAGTCATAACCAAATCTTTATTTACCCTACAAAGATAATTGGTTGTAATCAATCGCCTATCTTTTTCAGGGTGCAGATATGACAAAGGACCCCAACGGCTAGGAAATCGTTGGGTGTTTTCTGCATGGTAAAGCGTGTAATTAACATGGCGAAGATTTACCAATATGTCGCCATCATCATCTATAAAAATAGAAGGGTTCATAAGCCCTGTACCACTGGTCAAACCATGACTAATAACTAAGGGCGCTAATTTGCCCCCACCTAAAACTGCCTTCTGCACTAGATTCATGGCTTCACCTTATCACTGCAAAGAAGCGCAAAAATGGCTATCATTACAACACGCCCGATTCGCAAGGGGCAACAAAGGGAGATACACATGGGTCTGCGTGACCGTATCGCAAGAGTAATAGCAACAAGTGATGTAGAAAAATCGCCACGATTACCTGCGGGTTCAGTGGCAATGACGGAATCAGAAATGCGTAATCAGGCAGAAGCACTGACTATGCGCCAAACATACGGTAACTCTGTAGCCCTACCACGCGCACCATTTAGCGCCACTGTTCCTTTTGGTCCTGGTCTACCGATTACTCCAGGCGCAATCAATCCCCTGCAAGACAATGGGCGACCACAACCAAGGCGCTATGAATATCAAGTAGCGCAAAACATAAATGTAACTGAAACACGCCTTGTACCTTTTAAGACATTACGAGCCGCCGCAGACTCTATTGACATTCTCCGTAGATGTATAGAAGTAACTAAGAACAAATTAAACGGTCTTGATTGGGATATTGTTTTAGGCAACGATGCTTCAGAAAAGATTGTTGCAGAATCAGGCGGCGACCATGTACGCGCTATGGCTCGCGCGCGCGAGAAATACACAGAGGAAATAACACGCGTTCGTGAATTTTGGGAATCACCCGATAAAGCAAACGGATTGATTTGGAATGATTGGCTAAATATTGCTCTTGAGGACATTCTTGTAATTGATGCTTGGGCTGTATACCCACAACCAACAGTAGGCGGCGACTTATATGGATTTCAAATACTAGACGGCTCAACCATCAAACCTTTGATTGATGACCGTGGCATGCGCCCAATGCCACCAAACGCGGCGTTCCAACAGATACTTTATGGTTTCCCTCGTTCAGAATTTAGCGCAACAGATGAGGACCCAAAGGCAGACGGCGAATTTACGAGCGACCAACTTGCTTACATGGTCCGTAACCGTAGAAGCATTAGCGTTTATGGATATAGCCCCGTTGAGCGCGCCCTACCATTAGCGGATATTTACTTGCGCCGCCAACAATGGTTAAGAGCCGAATACACAGATGGTGTATTACCTGAATTGATGTTCACAACTGATGAGGATTGGGGCAATAATCCTGACTTACTTAGAGCCTATGAAAACATATTAAATGATGATTTAGCAGGGCAAACAGAACAGCGTAAGCGCGCAAGATTACTTCCAAAGGGTCTAACACCTGTAGTTAATGATGGTTATGGAGAAAAGTTTAAAGATACACTTGATGATTATTTGATTACATCTATTTGTGGTCACTTTGGCGTACAACCTGCGGAAATTGGTTTTGCACCTAAGGGCGGATTGGGCGGAAAAGGCTTTGAAGAAGGGCGCGCTGAAACCGCAGAAGCGATAGGCGTTGCTCCACTAGCCTCATGGATTAGCAAGATGGTTTCTAATCTTTGTTACACATACCTAGCCATGCCGCGTGAACTTGAGTTCCGCCTCATGACTAGCAAGCGCATGGACAATGAATCCGCAGCGCGGAAGGCGGATATTGAAATAAAGGGCGCAGGTAAAACAATTAATGAACGCCGCTCTGAACTAGGTCTGCCTCTCCTAGATACACCGCAAGCAGATATGCCAATGCTTGTAACTGGTTCTGACATCTTTTTGTTCTCACCTCAAGGAATTATTAACGCTAAGGAAGTAACCTCAGCGCCAACATTGGAAGGTCCTAATGCCACACCGACCACACCCACTACTCCTAATACAAGCAATGAACAGCCTGAAGAAATCTCCCCTGAAGAAGCGTCAGAAGTGGAAGAAGAAGTTGATGCAGAAACTAGGGCTGAAGTAAAATCATTTATGAAATGGGTGGCTAAAGGAAAACGCGCAAGACTATTTGAGTTCAAGAGCCTAGACCCTATTGTTGGTGAAGCGCTTAACCGTTGTGCATTTGACGGTGATTTAGATACCGCTAAGGCGCTTGCAAAAGCGTATTTAACATGACTTGGGAGCGCGCATTAGAGGCAGATGCGCGTTTAGCGGCTAGAAACGCATTACTGATTAGAGCCGCCTTACGCCAACAATTTGACGCAGAGCGCGCATTTGAGGGCTACGCAAGAACAATGCCTGACACAAATTTATCCCTACCTCAACAACGCTTGCGTGCAAGAGCGTGGGCAATTGTAAATATTCGCCCAAATCTTGAGCCACTTAAAGAAGTATTAGCAAGAATATGGGCACAGGGTTACGCACTTGGAGATACTGCCGCAAGAGAAGCATTACTGGAAGCGAAAGAAGCGCAAAAAGCAGAGGCACAAGGAATTGTTGATTGGTCTAAATGGAAACCGGGTGACGCTGTAGCGGCTTTATTACTAAAACCACCTCGCGCTTTTCAAGAATTATTCCAATCGCAAGGCATAACATTTAAAGGGTTTTCAGATACGACTTTAACCGAAATTGGAAATGCTCTAGGCGAGGCTATACATCTTGGATTAGATGCCAAACAATCTGCAAAACTTATTGCTAATCATGTGGCAAGTCCTGCTCGCGCTTTAAGTATTGCAATCACAGAACAAAATCGTGCTATATCTCAAGCAACTGTAAACCGATACAAAGATGCAGGATTGCAACAACATGAATGGTTAGTATTTGACCCTTGTGTAACTTGTGCCAAAAACGCAAATATAAAAGAAAACATAGGCGCACCGTTTCCTTCAGGAGATATACAACCACCTGCACACCCTAACTGCCGATGTGCTTTGGCTCCTGTAATTCCAGGATTTAATGAGGAAATGCCTGGTGTTGGCAGCACAGCGGTATCACCAACTATTCCAACAGTTTCAACACCTGCGCCAAATCCAACAACTCAAATCACAGAACAAATTAACGCCGCACGAACTCCCAATTTTGTGCAAGGCGCATGGACCATTATGGGCAAAGAAGAATTATTTGAAGAAACAGTAGACCGTATTCATGCACTTAATCCAAGGTTTACAAGGGAAAAAATTGAAGATTATGTAAAATTTGGTAAATTAAATTCTACGGATAGAAATATATTAAAGAACGGCAAAGTCTATGTAAATGGTCCTGTGTCGGTACGGTTCTATGCAAGCGGCGCAAAAATTCCAGAAAACAAACGAAAAGAATTTTTAGAATTGGTAGAACGCTTACAATTAACAAATCCCAAAACCAAATTAAACATTAACATTGGAAGCACAAGCAAGAGAAAATATGGGTGGGCTGAACTAGGTGGAACACAAATGTGGCTTACTCCTGAAACGGTTTTGACAGACACGCTAAAAGTTACAAGACAAGAAGGCAATTTCAAAATGCCAGTGCTAAAAACCAATGCTCAGAGAGATTACACATTAACGCACGAATGGGGTCATTCGATTGATGTAACCCCAGACGGTAGAATTGGAGTAGGACAGGCGGCAGAAACAAGTTTGACGCTAAAAAGATTGAAAAAAGAATACCCCGATGAGTTTACCTCTGAATACTCAGGCAAAAATCTTAAAGAATTTTATGCTGAAATGTTCACCGAATGGTATCTTTCA